ATTTTGGCCACTGGAACATCCACTGCGGGCATAGCAATTACATTTGTTGACAGCGCGACATCATCGTATTTGCCGACTTTTACCGGCAATGATTATGACGGTTTTCTCCTCTGGGGCTTTCAGCTCGAAACGGGTTCCAGTACATCATCGCTGGTGGACACGGGAACTAGTTCAAGTAGCGCGACACGCGCGGCTGACTCTTGCTCAGTGGCTTTGTCCAATATTGGCATAACCAGCGGACAAGATTTGACTGCGGTTGTCGAGGGAGTTACTGCGGCAAAAGCTGGAGCTGCACTCGTCGGGTTTGATGACGGCACATCCAGCAACTATGCTAGGATTACGCGACATGCCAACAACAACTACACGTTCGACCTACGCACAAACGCAGAGTCACAAGCACTCATAACGCTCGGCAATTCCAGCTCTGATACTAATTTTGCGTTCAGAGTCGAAAATAATAATATCGGTGCGAGTGCTGGCGGAAGTGCCGTCACCACGGACACAAGTGCCACGATTGGTCTGATGACCACAATGCAAATCGGCTATGCTTACTGGGGCACCCAAGCGAACGGAACGATTTCTCGTGTTTCAATTTATTCTGAACCGTTGTCCGATACAAACCTCACGGCACTCTCATCCTAAACCGAAACCAACTGACTACGAAGCAAATGCTTATGTTACCGAAATAGACTTCGGGAACATGAAACCAATCAAACTGACATGACATTTACAGACTACTACCTAAAATTCGCGGACGCAGCTGAAGCTGACAGCGTCCTGTATACCGAGGTGCCAGTAGAGTGGGATCGGACTGATCCAGACAACCCAGTGCCTACGAAGTGGGAACGCGAGCAGAACTTTAGGAACACGGACATACTACCGAAGGTTGTAGAGGTTCCAGCTACCTTCGATGACGAGGGCAACGAGCTAACGCCACCTGTCTACGAGGACGGTTACTTTGTAAACGTGCGCCTAGTTGGCGAGGACGGAGCCACACTAGAACCGTTCAGAGTCGAGCCAGCGCATCCGCAACGAATTTGGGCTTAAGGTAAGAGGTTGAACATGGGCAATTGGGCAGAGCATATTAAGCTGGGTCTGGTGAGTGCTTTGGGGGTAAGTGTGACGCTCACAGAAATTAATGTCTTTATTCAAATTGGAATCGGGTTGGCTTCGCTTGCTTATGCAGTGATCAAGACCCTTCACGCTTACAGAGATTACAATCAAAATGATGAATAAGAAAATAATTGTCATTGGATCATTAACGGGGCTGCTTCTTTTTACAGGATGCGCTCAACTCGAAAGCTTGAGTGATCGGGTTTATACGCCTGAACTATCCTTTGAAACCAACACCGTAAACACTGCGGTTGGACCTGCTCAAGTTATCATCACCAAAACAAATTGGGTTGTAAGCTCAAGAAGTAAAGCAGTTGCTGAATTGCCGAAGCAAATTGGGGTTCCATTTGGATCTCTGATTACCTTCGTCGCAATGAGCATCCTAAGCATTGGGGCAATGGTGCGTGGAAAAAAATATAAGGATGCAACCTTGTCAGCACTGGATGCAGGAAATCAATTTAAGACGGAACTTCGTCGCAACAAAATCGACGTTGATGGGTTGCTCAAAGGGATTCAGAAATCCCAAAAGAAGAACGGAACTTTTTCAATCATCAGAAAACTTTTAGATTTGATTTAATATGGCTTGGGTAACACTCACAACTAATGACATGTATCAAGTCATGGCTGCTTCAGAGGTTGAGTCTGTTGCTCGACTTCAAAAGCAAATCGGATCGATCATTCAAACGGATCAAGCTGAGTTGATAGAAAATGATCAAGGGGTTGGCATCATGACTGAGCCACCTTTTGAAGATTTGATTGCCCCTGCTATTACTCGCACGACTAACATGGTGCGTGGTTACATTGATGCATCAGGTCGATATACATTAGGACCAAGTGGCACTGTCCCTGAGAGCTTGGTCAGCACTACTCTTGATCTTTTAGTTATTGAGGTCTGGAAACGTCTTGGTGGTGACCTCTTGGACATAGGGGAGCAACGTCGAACCAGTTACGATGAAGCAATGCAAAGGCTTCGGGATGTTGCTCAAGGTAACTTCGGTATTGCTGAACCATTGATACCAGACAGTGAATCACGGGCGCATTACGAGTTTGCTGGTGGATCAATTGATCACATAAATTACTGATGAATATCTTTCACCAAATTCAACAATCTGTTTTTGACAGGATCAGCAAGATCCCAATGGTCGCAAATAGCATTGACGAATCTGGTGCAATCCCTATTCAACTTTGGAGGGGATCGAATCTTACCAATGAGCTTGAGGCAGGATTAAAGAAAGTTGGTTTTGGTATTATTATTAAAACTGGATCAGTCATTCAGCTTGATCGGGATACATGGCAAATGGGGATCTTGATCGAGCTACAGTTGAACGATCAATTCAATGCAGGTCCATGGGGAAAAGGTGTTTCAGGATTAGATGTTGCTTGGGAAATTGCAAACGATTTGCACTGTCTAGTAGTGGATGGATCAACTAGTAACTTTTACAACATGGCAATTAATTCTGAAACTTCAGAGCAAAGATTCGTCGAGCGTTTTACGGTCACGGGAAGCATTCAAATCAAAACATCAAAACCATATTAGAAAATGAGTATTTTATACGGAACAAAAGCCAGAGTTTACGGAATATCTGGAAACATAGAGGCAAATGGAGTAAATACAGATTGGCCCACACTTGATGCTGACGCTTTATGTGTTATCACAGGATACACCTTCACCCCTTCCATGGCAGGTTCAGTTGAAGGATTTGATCAGAATGGGGTACTGCAAGCTGAAGCTTATGCATACGCAAATTTCGAGCTACAGATTAACTTTGAATTGTCAGGAACTAATATTGCAGATGCAAAATCAATTGTCATGCCTGCACTGATGGCAAAAATATCATTAGCTTCCATGGATAACGCTGACTTAACTGGTACTTACAATTTTATTTCTGGATCTGTCACAGGCAGTAATCAGGGCTGGAAAACTGGAACAATGACTCTGAGAAGAATATCAACAACAGCATCAACAGGCGCAACAACCATCCTTTCCGCTTTAGCTTAATGTGATCACAGGGAACACAACATATGCCAAGATGATGCTGCCAGCACCCGTGAGGGTCTGGCGGTATCGTTTACAACCCATGACAGTGGGACATTATGCGTTGTTGTGTAGGTTGGGGCATCCTGCTGTTGAATCTGATCAGGTCTTACAGGCAGGGGATTTGGCAACTGCAATTTGGGTTCTAAAAAATGATCACCAAGAATCCTACAAGTTGCTTGGATCATCAGCGCAACAAAAGTTTGTTGTTAAAATTGGAAAACACATTAGCAAAAAAAGTGGATTGCATGTTTCAGTTTTAAATGACTTTTATCGGTATTGGGCATGGCAGTATGTGTCCTATGACATTTGGCAAAAAGAGGATGAAGGATCAGAAAAAGAAAAGTCAATGTCATGGCTGCAGACTATTCGGTGGATGCTCATGTCTGAATGGGGTTACTCAGCAACGGAAGTGATGGACATGCCTTACAAACTTGCGGTCAATGATGCTCTTGGTGCAATGGTTGCCCATGGTAAACTTGAATTTGTTTCTGATAAGCAAGTCGCCAGACGAGAATTTTTAAAATCAAAAATGAAGGAGCAAAATGCCTGAACAACCTGTTGATCTAGTTTTTGGTGGTGATCCTTCTGGGGCAGTTAATGCAGCAAAGAAGGTTCAGGATGAAACCAACAAAATTGGGGATAAAGCAAGAGTTGCCAATGAAAGCTTCTTGCAAATATCTTCTGAGCTGTCGCAGGTTCGTGGCAAAATCGGGAAAATCACCCTTGGGATCACTGGATTTGCTGCTGCTGCTTTTGCTGCAATTAAGCCTTTCAGGGATCATGTATCCGAAGCTGAGAAACTTTCGAGAGCTTTGGAAATTAATTATGAAAAGGCTCAGGAACTTATTATTGCTGAACGTCAATCTGGTTTAGCGATTGGTGCAATAAGATCAGCGATTGAAGGTCTAGCACGAGCACAAGCTCAGGGCATGATTTCAAGGGACATGCAGAATTTAGGGTTTAGCCTGTCAGAAATTGCAAGCCTTAGACCAGATCAGTTGTTTGATGCTTTAAGTAAAAAGCTTAGAGATGGTGGATTACGTGTCAGACAATTACAGGCAGCAGTTAATATATTAGGGTCACAAGGTGCTGATGTGGCTTTAAAATTATCTGCAAACTTTGAACACTTTCGCGATATTGCAAAAGACACAGGTAAAATAATAAGTGAAGAAGCATTTGAGAAATTAATTAAAGAAACAAACACCTTAACAGCGTCATTAGAAGTAATGTCAAGGAAGTTGCTAAGCACAATCACTCCTTGGCAATCATGGTCAGAAGCAGCCACCGCTTCGATAGAAACCGTGAATAAGTCGCTTTCAGAGTTGGGAAGATTTTCAATCATCATGTCATCATTTAGACTAGGTGGAACAGGTATGGGGGTGCAGGAAACAATTGATGCAATGACAGGTGAGCAAGCAAAGCTTCAGCAAGACATAAAAACGCAGGCAGAACAGGAAGAAATTTCAAAAGCATCAACAGCAAATCTGGCAACAGAACGTGGAGAGGGTGCAATGGCCATGCTTGACTATCTAACAGACAGGATGAACACAGGTGGCCAAAACATATCAACATTGCAAAAAGTAGGTCTTGCATCAACAGGGGGTGAATCCGAAGCAATTCGATTACAAAGAAGGCAACTTTCTAAGGCAGACAGCATTGACAAACAATTAGTAAAGCAAACCAATGTATTAACTGACAGATTATAATGCCTTACTATACCGCAGATACAGATTCGGGAGTTTACAAGCCATTTGCAAATGGTGGAACATTATCACTTGTTGACAAGTCCACATTCAAAAGCGGCGATCCAAATAATCCAACTTGGGAAATTACTGATAAATGGATGGGGCATCCTACCGTTGTCAGTAATGCAAAAATAAACCCTGCTCAATATTTCCCTGACGCAAGCTGGATCAAGGAACTTTCGACAAAAGAATCTGGTCTTTATTGGGAGGTGGAGGTCAAGTACGGTAACATTGAATTGCTATCCACATGGACACTTGATTCAAACATGATCGAGCCTCGTATCTCAACACATCCCAATGCAATCCTGTTGGATAAAGCAAGGCCCGGTTGGACTAATATGATTGAGCATTTTGTCGATTTTCATCGTAACAATTTGAATGATCGAGTCTTCAACTTTGATCAGGTCAAAATGATTGAGGCAACGCAGGTGAACAAGACAACTACCCCACCTCAAGTGCAGGGCAGCATGGACGAAATGAATCAAGGAAATGGTGGATTAATTAGGTGGCATTTGCCACTTGAGTCTGGTGCTTGGATTTATCCCACGACTGGTTTGAGTTTATTTGAACTTAATCAGCTTGCTTCAAAATATGCTCAAGCATTTCTTTTAGGACAAGAAGCTTTTCAAGAACCTCAATGGGTAATTCGTAACGAGGTCACTGTCACTGCTGCTTTTAATTTCAGCCTTTGGCCTGCAATGTTTCAGAACGTGAACCGTATGGTAGCACCGTCACAAATGGCGTATGAACCATTGCTTTACAATGAGTCAATTCCAGCAGGGATTGTAGTCTCAGGCGTTCCGTATTGGCACAAGCAGCCAATTCAAAAAACGCAAACAACTTTGAATCAGTTTATTATAAATCGAGAATATTATGGTCGCTACTGGTTCAATGAATTTACATACGACCTTGCAACTTATTAAGGAATAAAATCATGCCAACAACAATAACAGTTAAAGACCCCAAAGCATCAAGCAACGCAGGAATTGATCTGAGTGATAACGCAAATTACACAACAGTGGTTTCTGGAACTGGTGTAGATTTTGCATGGGAAGGGACTGCTTGTGTTTTGCTAAAAAACAGTGAATCAAGTGCCTCAAGAAATTTTACTTTTACAGTTCCAGTGCCAAGCGGATCAGGATTGACTGCAATAGGGTCCACACCTACAAGCAAAGTTTATTCAGTCAGTGCAGGTAAAATTCAATACGTTCAAAATGCAGATGCTTTTCGTGATCCGACAACAGGAAAAGTAACTTTAGATGCTAGTGGTGCAAACTGCTCAGTAATGGCAATCGCTCAATAATATGGCAGCAATAATTCAAAAACCCGAAGGATCTGGAAAGATCAGCAGCAACATCCGAATGCTGATTGAAAGGACTGCCCGTCAAGATCAGATGATCAGTAACGGGGTGATGACTTCCAGAACAACCAGAGGAACCACAAGATCCACTCAGTTACGAAGACCGCAACCGATCAGCAAATCTGCACCAGTTGTGACTGACCTTGTTGCACGTTGGTCCTAATTCTGTTATGACTCTCTGTAATGGCTTTTACATACAAGAGAGTTCCCACGGTCAAAGCAGGTGAACCGATCAGTAGCGCACAATATAATGCGTTGGCTGAAAGTATAAATGATCGCCTGAAGAATGGAGTCGCTGACCCTAGTTGGCGACTTTTTTGGTATGCCGATAGTCTTTTTCAATTCATCCGTTTAGGCAGTGGATTACAGCAGCCAGCAAGGGACGAATGGTGGTCCCACTGGTCCCACATGAACCCTGACAACGCTCAGAATTGGCCTCAAACTGACGTAGGAACCAATGGGGGGATCAATGCTTCAAATCCCATTGCAGCGTTTGTATTCGGCAATGAGGGACTCGATATTTACAACGAGACTGATCGGATGAATTATGATCCGATTGAGCAAACAGGAATTAAGTTACAAGCTAGTGGCGCACCAGTTTCTGATCTGGATCATTGGGAAATTGCCAAAGTTCAAAGGGGAGTTACTCCATCCTCAAGGGATGATTTAACATACGCCAATGCTCTTGCAAGTGCTGATCAGTATTACCGAATAAATTACAGCAAAATGTTTTCGTATCTTAAAGGGTACGGAGGTTTTCAAGCAGGTCCAGATGTTGTGGGTTTATGCAATGATCCAGCCAATGCTGAGTATCTGGTTAAGTTCAGAAACATAAGCTCAGGGGATGATTGCGTTTACAATACTTGCCAAGATAAGAGCGGATCAGGAACTTCAAATTGCCCAAACTACAGCAAGCCTATTGAGGGTTGGTTTGCAGGGGTTTATGGATATGTGCTTTATCACCATGACGATACAACAACCGTCTTACCTTACAACGATTACGTTGAGGGACCATACACCACCAACGCATTTTTAAATCATGAGCGTGGTGGGCAACTTGATTTTGCAGTGGATGCTTATGCTTCAGAATTCAGAGGTGCTGATAATGGAAGTGTAAGTCAACGAAAGGAACCTTCGTGGAATCCTCAAACAGACGCTTTTCGTTTTGAAAACTTTTTCACACAGCAATACTATCTTGCTCCTGCATACGGATCAGGCCCATACGGGTTAACCTCAGAATACCCGCAATTCGATTTTCCATCAGGAACGGGAAGTGGCGTCAATGGAGTTGTAAATGGTGGAACCAGTCACACGATCCGCACGGGGTTTTGTTTTGCTGGAATGATTGCAACCACAAACGTGGGAACAGTCATCACAAGCCCAAAAACATTCGGGGTCTATGTTAATGGCAACCTTGTTTACACGTTAAAAATGGACGCTGGAACCGAACCCAGCAAAAGTTATTATTTCCCTGCTGTATTCCCTGAAGGATCAGTCATTCAAATAAAGTGCAATGAATCATATGGTGCTTCGGAAGATGCCTATGTTGAAATTGCTGAGATCATGGCAATGACTCCACGCATTCAGGACGCTTACACGGTTCTAAGAATGGCATCCAGTCGCAATCAAACCATGGATGGATGGGGTCATGAGGAAGCTGATGCCAAGGGTCTTTGGGACGATTACCAGCGTCATGGCATGGCAGTTAATTATTTAAGAACTGGAATCAAGGATCAAGATCAGCAGGGCATCTGGAAGAATCCAGTTTACGAAGAGGTGCGGAGGATCGTGCATGATCGCCTTAGACTTGCAAAAAGGGATTTACTGCAAGGATATGAAGTTAATTCGGAAGGTAATTCAGTTTTCTATTTTAAAAGGTTTCAAACTTTTCTTGGTGGATCTGCTGATACTGACATCGATGTTTTTGAGGGCATCGCCCCAAGCCCGACAGCAATCACAAGTGGTTTTGTAAAGGCTGGAGTAAAATACAAAGTTACAGGTTCAGGTGCGTCTATTGATTATAACGGAATACCTTTTTCAGAGGATGATATTTTCACAGGAGTATATCCGCATAATAATTGGACAGTGCTTACTGGCACCCCTGCTGTTTTTGAGCATGAAATCATAATTGAGGAAGCACCGAAGCAAGGTGAAACAAATCAATGGCAAGTATTCCTTCAGACGCTGCCATACAAGGATAGTGATTCCAGCATTTACAAGCCGAGTGTCTTTGCAGATCGTGATGGGATGTTTGTGGATCGATGCACTTTACTTAGTGACAGTTGGGGTCAATTAAGCGATCAAGGACAAGAGATCCGCAACCACGTTTATGCAAGGCAAACTAAACCAATTAATCGACAAGAAAACCCAAGTGGATACCGTTACGTATTAGGGACAAACCAACCACCATACACTTCAGGAACAGGAATGGGGGTTCCTTTGCCAGCAAGTGAAAACACTGGGGATTGTTTGGGTTACCCAGATCCGACTGAATGTGCTGGGACGGTCAGTCATTATAAATCTTGCCAGATTTACGTTCCTGATTATGAGCTGAAGAGCGTCACATATGATCCTGCAACAAGCTTGGTTGCTGTTGAACTCAATGGGAGATTACGAAGGAATGACAATGTAACATCTCAAGCTGTGCAGAATAATGTGGCAAGCTGGAATTCTTACATGCTTGTGGATGATAATGATGCTGGAACTCCATCAGGACCAGCAGCAGCCAGATCGGATGAAAACGCAATTGTTGAGTATCTTTGCTATAAGAATAGTGCAGCAAATTATCCTCAATGTGTAATCCGAATTGGTGATCAGTCAGGTGATGCCAGCACAACGAGCGATTGGCAATCCAACATTTATAACGGGGCATGTTTCCCTCGTTTTCATTTTACAAAGCAGATGCCCAAAGTTTATGCGGATGGAAATGTAAATTTGGATCAGCATGACACGAGGATGACCATCGACAATATGCTTTGGTCAGGCTTTATTGTTCGGGCGATTTGTGAAGGATACGTTGATCAGAATAGTGATGCAGACTTGACTCAATACACTGATCCCCTTTGTTCAAGTCTTCCTTATTGTGGACAGGAAAGGATGTATGATTACAAGTATTCCACCTTAATGCTTCAAGCCATGGACAACCGTTGGTTTACCATGCATCCAGAAGTTGCTGACGGTTACAACTGGGAAGGGTTTGGGCCATTTGCACAAATGGAATGTTATGCAGACCATTTCAATCAAGTTGCAAAGTCGCTTAATCTTTTGACAAGAGCAAGAGTTGATTTGCCGATCTTAGGGATCAAGCATCGTAACAAATCGTATTCAGCTTTTTATTCAAACAGTGAAATACAATCATCATCATGTGATTACCTGTTTTCAGCAACTTTGCCTGATAACCTCAATTGGACTCTTACAAATACGACTGCTTGGAATTATGATGTGCCTTCTGGAACATGCAGTTTTGCGGTAATTCTTGAGAGCAATAAAACTTCATCATTGGACACAGTTGGTGGTGTATGTGGATTAAGTGTAGTGCGAACCGACGTTGAATATGAGATTGCGTTTGGTGAAACAACAGTTGAAAACATGGCAAAGTTTTCATTGCCAGATGATCTGCAAGACATGGTAACATTAGCAAATGGAAATTATGGCTACATGGGAGCAGTTGATGTCGAATTTCAAACTGGTGTAGCAACTCAAGTGGCAAGTGAACAACCATGTTCAACGCAAGTGAGCGGACAGTGGTATGAGTTTCAGCAATTTCAAGATATAACCGTGAATTGTGAAACTGTTTTAGGGGGAACACTTGAAGCCCCAAAACCCAAAACTAGCGCATACACAAACAATCTAGGGTTCAGTGCCTGCTCAGTAAATTCTTCAGCGCAAAGGAGGATTGTTTTTGATACAATGAGAGCAGTAATCAACGTGCCTTTAGTATGAGCCTTGGATCACCAAATTACATTAACTTCACGCAATCAGGTCCATCACTGACTTTAGTTTGGGGTGCAGTGACAGGAGCAACTTTTTATCAGATCACCAGATACGAGGACCATGCAACTTCTGCGGATCGCATTGAAGTGGGCAGAAGCACAACCACAACTTTTACGGATGAAACCGTTCCTGTCGTTGTTTACGATTCAGGTCCACCTCCTGCATACATCGCAGCAGGATGGCGTTATACTGTCAGTGCAGGGGATTCAGGGGGCATTTATTCTGGCACGACTCGCAGACAGTTAATGGTCCAACCTACTGTTGCTAACGTTCAAAGTTTTTCAATTACAAAGCCAGTTTTGGCAGATGGAACAACTTATGCATATGATCAGATTGCATATGGATCAACAGATTCAAATTCTCAGGAAGTGAGAGACTCAGTTTGGATCGCTTACTTAAGGACAATACAAACATGATCCGAAGAACAAAAGTCCTCACATTTGGGCCTGCTGAGAAAAAAATGCCAAGCGTTCAAGCCATGGCAAAAAATGTGATTAAGGATGGAAGTTCAATTTTGAAAAGCGGATTTAAATTGGTTGATTCAAAAACTTTTGAACAGCGAATTAAAACTTGCACGGATTGCGAGCATGTCAGGGTCAGGGGGGAGGAAATACGTTGCAGCATTTGCGGTTGCTACATGAGACGCAAGGCAAGATTTGAAGTTGCAAAATGTCCTCGGCAATTATGGGGTAATTAAAGCAAACTGTTTCTTTTCATTGCTCTCAAAATCTTCTTTGCAGAAGACTCCCAAGTCATGTGCTTAACCGATTCGTAAGCAGTCTTGCCGATCTTTCTACATTGGTTCCTGTTTTTATAAGCCCATCGCATTGCTTCAATTGCATCACTTCGGTCAGGCATTGACCAATGCCCTAACCCTTTATACTGATCAGAAGACTGAACCAACCTGTAACCGATTGGAATGTGATTACCGAATTTTAAATAATCATTTCGTGCAGAATAATTAGTGCAGATGACAGCATTGCCTGTTGCCATAGCGTTGTGCGTCCACATGCCCCAACCTTCAGAAGTGCTTCCATCCACGTAGCAATGTAATGATCTCAACCAGTCACGACATGCAGTTTCAGAAATGTCTTTTTCAATGACTTCAATTCTCTTGTCATTGGCAGCAAGATCATTTTCATCCCATGCGTTAATTTTAATTTTTAACCGCACATCTTTGCTTTTTGGGAATGCGGATTGAAACCAGTCAATGATTCGCTCGATTCCTTTTCTTGCTCGACCATGCCCAACGTGACCAGCAGCACCAAATACAAATGGACCTGATGATTTTGCTTGGTGGAAAGTAAAAACATTTTGGTCATATCCCATTAAGGTATGAGCGACAGGGATCGAAAGCTGATCTGAAAAATGGGCTTTGTTATAAGTCGATGGAGTCAGGCACAAGTCAAAAGAATTAATTCTTTGAATCCACTCAGGTCGAAGCTTTGAGCTTTCAAACATCGTAAAGATCGCATTCTTCTGACCGATTGGAGGACGCATCAATGAAAAGGTTGGCTGAATCGAAAGGGATGAAATGATTGTGGGCTTACCTTGAATGATCTGCTTGCCGTAACCAAGCTCGTCAAGGTATCCATGATAATGCAAGGGGGAGTGAATCTTGATCGGGATCAATTCGTTCAGGACTCTTGTAAAGTTTCGAGACAGATCACCATACCCGTTGCACTGGTTATAATCTGAATCGATCACAAACTCATTCACCAACCCTTTTGATTTATCCTTAAACATTCCCCTCACCAAAGTATGGTAACAGGTCAGTCAATCACATGTTAAAATGTATTTAAAAAAAGATTAAAAAAAGTATTTACAAACATGGTTAAGTAATTTAAATTGATTTCAAGTAAGAGGGAACAACGAAAACAAAAACAGAAAGAAAAATAAAATTATGACTAAAGCAGAAAGAATAAAAAGTATCATACTTAAGAATGAAGAGATGATACAGCTAGGGGAAAAAATCGGGTCAATTATGGAAATCCTCGAAAGAGGGCTGACAGAAAAGACTCTCCGCTATTGGGATGCGGGATTGCCATTAGACGGGCTAGTTGACCTAGCAGTGGAAGAGGCTGGAGAACCTGAACAATGCCTAGAGGATAAAGTGCAGGCATGTGCAGAATCACAGTTGAACATATTGTGTGCGGAAAAGGTCGAGAAGCAGTGCAAGGAGCATCAAGAAGCAGAAAGACGCTGGATGGAGAATACAACATTGGAAGAGCGAAGGGCTTACTTCCTTGCTCAATAATTGAACCACAATCTGGGGCTTCGGCCCCCACTTAAAACAAAAACAAAAACAGAAAAATAAACACTATGCATAAAATAGAAAACACAGACAAACAACAGGGAAGTGCCATGGCATGGCACGGACTCACCGAAGTCAAAGAGAACTTGGGATTTGATGACAACTTCCTGAGAGAATGGGAAATTACAGAGCGTCCATTGTATGACGAGAGCAGCAATGCAGTCGGATATTCAATTCTTGGATGCACTGACGATTCACAAATTAGGATCGGCAAGCCATACAATCCTGAGACTTATAAGCCGATCACCAATGAACAATTTCTTGATCTAGTTTATGACTGCATCAGTGGAACAGATCACCAGATTGAAAGCATTGGATCAGTTAGAGGCAGAGGCAGGGTCTTTTGCTCAGTTAAGCTTAATGGGCTTGATGACTACAATGCAGGGGGCAGAGAGTTTAAACCTTTTCTAAACTTTGGGAATGGTCATGACAAATCAAGTGTTCTTTGGGTGAACACATCGAACGTATGCACCGTGTGTGACAATACATTTAAATTTAATCTGCACCAGAAATCAAAGGATGGTTACAAGCTCAGGCACACCAAAAATGCGATTCACAAGTTCCCCGAAATCGCAAGACTGATTGATCAAGCGATTGGAGTGCAAGCTGAATTCCAAGTTGCTTTTAACAAGTTAGCCATGATCGATGTGAAACCCGAAACTGCAAAGAAATGGATCACAGGATTTGAAGCTGAAACAGTCACAGAAATTTCAAGCCAGAAGAAAAATCGAATTGATCGCATTGATGATCTTTTTGTAAATGGCAAAGGAAATAACGGAATGGATCGGTCTGACCTACTCAGTGCAGTGACGGATTATTACACTCACGAATTTGTCAAAGGCAGAGGGATTGGCAATCGTATCTATCAGAGTGAAATGGGAAGGGGAGCAGATCGAAAGTCAGATGCATTAACTAACTTGCTGGATCAAGGCAAATTTGAAGAGACAGTTGCATTTGGGAAAATGGTGATGAACTAAGCCGAAACGGGGGAAACCCCGTCTGCTGGAAATGACCACCCAGCACTGATGAGGCAGGTAAGTTAAAAGAGGGTATTTAAAAAAAGATTAAAAAAGGTATTTACATTGTCTGTGGATATGGTAGATTGTTCTCAGGTAAGAGGGAAACAGAAACAAATAAACAAAACAGAAAATTATGAAAAACAAAAATTACATTGTAACTAATCCACAAAAAACAAACTGGATCAAAGGTGCTAAGGTTCGAAGATTATCACCATGGCAAAAAGATGGCGCACTTTTTACAAACGCTGAAGGTGCTGGCCCAGCAATATGGGCTTCACAAGAAGAAGTGACAGAGGGTTAATCAATCGGGGGCTTCGGCCCCCACTTTAAAACAAATAACAGAAAGAAAACAAAATGAATTACTACGCAAAAGAATGGCACATGGGATTTTCCTTCACCGAGAAAAGAATTAACTACGGTGATTACACCAAAACAATGTTACGCCCAATCGTAAAACTTCACAGGTTTGCCACACGTAAAGAACGGGCTGACTTTGTAGCAGAGTATCAGCCAAGTGATTATAGCCCTTCAGCATATGTTGAAGCAGTCAAAGCATCTGATTCAGAAGTTAGAAGAGAACTTGAATCCGATTGCCCTTACTTCACAAACGAAAACGAATAAGTAGAAAGGAATATTATGGGATATTTTAGTTGGAAAGCAAGTGACACAAAAATTTCTATCGGAAATCGTGACAGCATGAGCGGAGCAAGTCCTTGTTATTTGCTCACTCCAAGCGGTGAAAAACACTTTGAAGATGATTATGAAGGGTACGGAGTATTCGGGGGGGTTGATGCTTATGCATTGGTGGCAAAAATGAATGTGCCTGAAGAGTGCAATGGGGACGTTGATCATGACAGACAGATCGGAATCAATCTTGCCTTTGGGGATAAAAAATTATTATTTCCAATCAAAATTGTTGAAGATCCCAAGCACACTTATTCAACAGTTGGTGCCTCAGAAATTTGCCCCGACCAAGGTTTTTTTTACGACGAGGATGACGATGAATGGTGAACTTACAATATCAGAAATTGTCACGATTCAGCAGTTTCTTCAGGATTACAGTGTTAAGCTGAAGCACGACAAAGAAATGATCTCAGGAGATCAATGGAAAAAGTATTGCACAAACAGAATTGAACAGGTTGAGAAATTAATAAAAAAATTGGAACTATGATATATCAAATAAAACATAAAAATGGGAATTCAGAACTTTACAGCCGAAGTTATGAAGGCGTGAAGTTTCTTCAAAAATGGTCTTGGTGGGAACTTGAAAAAACTGAAGGTGGATTCGTTGGGATTCTTTCCAAAAGGCCAAAAGGTGTAATTGCACATCGTGATGTGCTTACAGATTGGCATGGCAGAGTTTCTGAAATTGATGAAGGAACTGATGAGCATTCTAATCTATGGGATCGGATATGTGGAAATATTTAATATTGATCCTATCAATCACTCAGCTTCAAGCAGGGGTGGTCGCTTTGACCATCCTTGCGGAAGCAAGGGGTGAAGGTAAAGACGGGATGGCAGCAGTCGCTTGTGTCATTAATCAAAGGGCAATCAATAGGGGTTTAACTCCTGAACAGGTTTGCCTTCAGCGGAAACAATTTAGTTGTTGGAACGGTAAATCAGAATATTTAAAATCACTTTACAAATCACCCATGGCACAATGGGCTTTGTATCTGGAAGCAAATATCCAGAACATGAACAGGGAAAAAGTGGGATATGCGGACCACTATTATTCAACAATAATCAGCCCACCGTATTGGGCTAAAAACAAGAAACCAGTTGCACATATTGGACAGCACAAATTCTACAAACTAAAATGAAACGGGAAAATATAATGATCAAAGTTGAAGCCTTAGACAAGGCACGTTGGAAAAAAGCAGCAGCAAAACACGGTCAAACTCTTTCGGGAGCGATCAGGGAAGCAATGCAGGATTATGAACTTGCAGGACCAAGACCAAAGAAAACAGTATTGAAATAAGTATTGAACAAGATTGATTGATGTGATAAAAAAACGGTGGCCCAATTAAGGACCACCGAAAACAGATAACAAATAACCTATGAATAAACAAAATAGCAACGAATTGCTAAACATGAACGTATCAAATTCCGCAACGGGGTCAACCCCTAATGCGATGATAAGCACTGAGCAGTCACGAAAAGCAGCAGAGGTTCAAGCAGCCATGGCAGTAGCCAAGAGGTTTCCAAGGGACCAGAACATTGCATTCAGGAATATCATGGAATCCTGTAAGCGCAAAACGCTGGCTGAAAAAGCTACGTATGCATATCCAAGAGGTGGGGGAATGGTGATCGGACCTTCAATCCGGCTTGCAGAGGTTCTGGCACAGAACTGGGGCAACATGGATTTTGGATTGCTTGAGCTTGATCGATCAGGAGGCGAATCTTCAGTCATGGCGTATTGCTGGGATATGGAAACCAATGTAAAACGCACAACGGTTTTCCAAGTGCGACACATACGGGATACCAAGCAAGGACCGAAGAAGTTGACTGATGAAAGGGACATTTACGAGTTGGTTGCAAACATGGGAGCAAGACGAATGAGAGCTTGTATCCTCAATGTGATCCCTGCTGACATAGTTGAGGAAGCTTTGCGTCAATGCACGCTGACACTGAGCAAGGGACTTGAGCCAATAGCAGATCGATGCCGTAAGATGGTCAACGCATTTACAAGTATCAGCGTTTCGATTCAGATGCTCGAAGAATATCTTGGCTACAAATTGGATGCGATTGATGAAGATGGATTGAATCAGTTGAGATCCATTTTTACTTCTATTAAGGATGGTGAAAGCAATCGGGAAACATACTTTACAATCCGATCCCTTCCTGAAAAAAAACGTGACGAAGATGATGACAATGTTGTCTTCGACGATGAGAAAACAAAAACAAAAACCAGAAAGGCAAAATCATGAATTACAACGTATTTGATATTGAGACAGGTCCATTGCCAATTGAGCATCTTGAAGATATGATGCCTATATTTTCAGCCCCATCAAATTGGAAGGATGAAGCAAAGATCGAGGCAAAGATCCAAGAGCAGCAAACAAAGTGGTTTGAAAAAGCAGCACTTGATGCCAGAACAGGACAGGTTCTTGCAATAGGAATCAAAAATGAAGACGGGTTGACGGTCATTCAGGATCAGCACAATCTTTCAGAAAAAGAATTGCTTCAATGGTTCTGGGATCAATCAACCAATGATCATACACGCAAATGGGTTGGATTTAATTCACATGGTTTTGATCTTCCGTTCTTATTTCGAAGGTCACTTGTGCATGGTGTAACCATTGGAACTCCAATGCGTGAAAATCGTTATTGGCCCAATAAGTTTACGGATCTGATGGAAGTATGGTGCTGCGGAAACAGAGAGCAACGAATCAGCTTGGATAAGCTTTGCACCATGCTTGGTATTGGTGGTAAATCAGGATCAGGAGCGCATTTTGCCAATTTGTTTATTAGTAACCCTAAAGCAGCAATTGATTATTTAAAACACGATCTGGATCTCACCGATGCAGTCTTGCAGAAAATGTTGCCATGGATTGCAGGGGGTCACGATGAATGATATTTGTCAGGCTAAACATGGAGGCAATCAGCAATCAATCGAAGCATATGAATCAGCACTCCCAAGAATGGCAGAAACACGAAAACAGGTTCTTGAGGCAGTCAGGCAAGCGATGGATGCAGGAATCACGGCAAAGGAATATGCTGAGAGAAGTGGACGGCAGCTCAATACAGTGTCAGGCAGATTTTCGGAACTCTCAAGAGAAGGATGGATTGAAAGAACCAATCGAACCAGAAACAGATCAGCAGTCTGGAGGGCAACCCAATGAAATTGTTTTTGCTTGATTGGGGTAAGAAATGTAATGGATCACGTTATGCCATTATCTCAGCTCGTAACAAACGAGATTTATGGTTTCATGTTGATGAAGTTGGAGATGTGTGTGATGTGCTTGCACAAGAAATAAATAACGACAAAGACAGTCCTGACAGTTTTTATCTTGAGCTTCCTACAATGCAAGAAAGTGGCGAGATACAAGGTGGCTATTGTCAATCACTGAACATTTTAAAAGATAGTTGGCAAAAGGTTGCGGTAAATCTTTAGGCAGAAAAATGATGGATAAAGAAAATGCATATGTTGTAATTGGCAATCTTCACGTATCAATCGATGATGTTGAAGTTTTAAATATCAGCGAAGGTTTATTTGGTGAGGATGTAGTGACCTTTATTTATGACGGTCAGAAACGTGAATCAAGCATTTACAAACGACCATGAGACGAGCAGCCAGAGTGGACGCGAACCACAAGCAAATCGTGCAGGGGTTGCGTTCCTCTGGTTGCACCGTTCAAGACCTTTCAGCGGTCGGCAAAGGTTGTCCTGATATTCTGGTTGGTCGAAATGGATTAAACATTTTGATCGAAATTAAAACCGAAAAAGGGAAATTAACAAAGAGACAGATTCAATGGCATCAGGAGTGGAGAGGCAATGCTATTATAGCAACGACAACCCAAGAAGCAATTGAAGCAATTAATGAACTTTTAAAAACAAAAGAAATGCCCCCGATGCAATAGCAAACATCAGGGGCAAGGTGACTTTGATTGTAGCAACTAACCTATGGGGGTCAGAGTCTTCACGGTAGCATTTGACTAACTCAGGTCAAGGGAACTTTTATACCCAAAATTAAAATTCCATGGTAAATGGATTAAATGATTTACTAATGTAAACTTAACAGTAAAATGATAAACTATGAGCGGATTTACTAAACTATGGTCAGACATTACGGATTCCAGCATCTGGAATGAGGATGACAAAACAAGAATTGTATGGATAACAATGCTCGCCAGAATGGGTCCAGATTACGTTGTCAGAGCGTCTGTGGGAGGGCTTGCACACTTGGCAAGGGTAACAAGAGAGGATTGCGTTAAGTCTCTTCACATCTTATCTGAGCCAGATCCAGACAGTCGCACAAGTGACTTCGAGGGACGAAGGATTGAAAAGATTGAAGGAGGATTTTTTATCATCAATGGCAAAAAATGGAGGGAACAGCAAACTGCTGAAAGCCGAAGGGCATACATGCGTGATTATATGAAGAAGTATCGCGCAAAGGACAAAGGTGTAAACACTGTAAAGATTGTAAAGAATGAGTTAACAGAGTTAAGACAAGAAGAAGCAGAAGCAGAAGAAGAAGAAGCTATCTCTAAAGAGAGAGAGAATCGCTCTGCTGAAATACCAACATGGAATGAAGTCTGGGATCTTGCCCAAATGAGGGGGATACTTAGAGAAACGGCAGAGTCCTTTTACAACTGGCACAACGATAATAATTATTGGCTGAACAAATACGGAGCACTGATTAATTGGAAATCAAAACTTCAAAACTGGAAAACAAGATCGCAGAATATTCAAACCAAAGGCAATGCTCCAAAAAGGAAACGAGCATCAGCCGATGAATTACTAAGGAGACTGAACAATGATTGATGACAATTTATGGGGAATTAAAAACTTCACTTCTAGGGCAAAAAAGAAAGTTGATTCGAGGGATTGGCCCAAAGAAGTGCGCTCATGCCGAATATGTGGTCGCATGGCTGAAGCAGTGATACATCCAGACGCATATGATGAGTGGCAGACTCACAGGGACGAAGATGATGCTGACAAATATTTGGGCGTAAAGGTCGTAAAAATGGCCCTTAAAGGTCTTTGCTGCGATAATTGTGGAACTACAAGGGATCTTTATTTGAACAGCAAGGAGGGCATGCAAGCGATCGCTGTCGAGCTTATGAGGGTAACCGAAGATGGTGTTTCAAACCTGACTGAAAAACAAGAGGTTGGATTGATGGCAAATCTTAGAAAACATATGAAAAATTATTGTGATGCGCTTCGAAGAATGAATGGATCTGCCAGCATCATTTTTGATGAAATGTTTGTCAGCATGGTATGGGAAAGACCACATGGATGCTGGAGAACTTTAAGAGCAATGCAACTTTTCTTGTATCAAAACAAACCAGTCAGGGATCAATACGCTGATATGACCAATTGGCTCAAGAGGATGGGAAGTGCTTTATGAGGCCAATATACGAAAACAGATCTACAATGCAGCATGAGCAAGATTTTGCCAGATCCCTTGAAAAACTTTTGTTGTGTAATCTTGTCAAATGCCCCAGAAACTTCCACATCGATTTTGCAGCAGTAAGAAATGCAAAAGTTGTTTCGTTCATTGAGTTTCGGAAAAGAAGCAATGCAATGGATTATTATCCAACATTCATGACTGCTGCGAACAAGAAAATATGCGCTCAAGCAATTAATCGATCAAGCAGTCTGCCTGTTTATATGTTCGTTCAGTGGACTGATCACCTAGGATATGTTGATCTTGTTAACTGCAAAGCCGATTGGAGTGTGGGAGGCAGAAAGGACAGAAATGATCCTGCTGACTTTGAACCTGTAATACAAATACCACTGTCCGAATTTAAAAGATTATGACAAACAGAAAACCAGAGCAAACAGAAATAGATAAGGCAGCCGCAAGCATTGTGCAGCATGTAGAAGACCTCACAAACTTTGTTGAAAATTACCCAGATTATCATCTTTATCACATGACTTTTGCATTTGCAGAGGTTGGGGAACTTTTAGCAAACTGCCACACTATGAACGGTGAAAATGGAAGGGAAGAAATAGACAAAGCCATTCGGATCGTGCGTGAAGGATTGGATGAAAAAAGGGGAGTCAATTAAAAATACTATGATCATCGTCGAGCCTATCATTAACGCAACTGCTGATGCCTATCAAATCAGTGCGACTGAAATAATCGGACGGAGCCGAATCCATCCAATTTCTGAAGCAAGACAGGTTGCCATGTATTTAGTTTTAAAGCATACACACACTGGAATGCATTACACTGCTGCACGCTTTGGCAAGACCAGTGGATCTGCTTATTATGCAGACAAGACAATCAGAAAACTTTTAACCATCGACAAAAAACTAAAAGAGAGAGTCAAAAAAATTGAGACAGTAGCAATCGCAAAATTTAAAAACGAATTATGAGTAACTTTGAACATTCAACGCTGGTAAGTGATCTTAAAAAAACATCGAAAGAAATTATCAACGAATTAAAACCTGAACAAGCTGATGCTCTACACATGGCGATAGGAATTGCAGGTGAATCAGGAGAGTTGCTTGACGCAATCAAGAAATGGGCAATTTACCAAAAGCCTCTTGACCTTGAGAACGTGATCGAAGAACTTGGTGATCTGGAATTTTACATGGAAGGATTGAGGCAATCTTTAAATCTAACCAGAATTGAAACCTTGATGGAGAATATTGCAAAACTTCAAAAGAGATATTCAAAGGGGCAATATTCAAATGAACAAGCGAACAGAAGAGCGGACAAAGAAATGCGGGTTGTGCCTTACGATCAAACCCGATAAAGCTTTTCACAAGCGCAATGGAGTCAGGGATGGTCTGCAACCTTACTGCAAACAATGTCGCAAGGAAGACAACTATGGAAAACGATAAGGTTTTAAATCTTTGCAAAGTAGCAAGAAAAGTTCTTTGCTATGTTCCAAGATCCTACGAAGATGATGGTTTACATGGTGACCTAGAACGGGCGGTTTATGAGGTGGAACAACAATTTCAGCCCACGTGTGTGGAACCTGAAAACCAAAAGTAAAATACCATCAATCTCTGAGATATGGGGGAGGGGGTGATGGTCCTCCCCACTCACTTTCTAAAAAGACAATTCAACCTAAAATCATTATTCTTGACAATAAGCTCGACAAGAATCCTCAAGGGTATTTAAAATTTTTGGCGAAACATCTACCAAATAAAATTGTCTTATGAATTCAGATATTACCGAAGAGCAAGCAGAGAGCATGGATCAGGCACTTAAAAGGTTTCAGATACTTGCAAAAAACAAATACATGGCAGGTCAGCAAGAACACGGTGGAAATCTTTGGGAAAAGCCCAACTTGATTGATCATGCTGAAGAAGAAGTCCTTGATCTCTGGTATTATCTCCAAGGGATCAGGCAAAAGCTCAAAGACACTTGATGGACGATGACTTGCCAGAGGATCTCGATCAGTATGCTGCCGATTACTTTGGGCTGAAGAAAGGTGACATTGACATGATCAACGAGGCATGTGACAAGTTTTTTGATAGTAGAGGGATGCCAAGGGGCAGAGGATTATTCGAAACAACAAATCAGAAATTCTTTTTACCAAACCACAAACAAGAAAAAATAGAACAGAAAAAACAAAATGAACCGAATAAAAATAAACGTCGAAAAAGTAGATAAGAAATACCTATATAAAGGGGAAAAGGGAACCTATCTGGACCTTGTATTGTTTGAGTCAACAAATCAACAATATGGAGATACGCACATGGTAGTTCAGTCAATACCCAAAGAAGAACGTGACAAAGGTGAACGAGGGCCGATTCTTGGCAATGCAACTTTAGAGCTTAATGGGGGATCTCAATATTCTGCACAACCTCCAGTGGATGCTTCAAGAAATGAATCGCCCAAGGTCACAGAGGATGATATTCCGTTTTAATGAGCTATAATGTAAAGCCAATCAAATTCGAAGAAGCCTTTAAAAGATTAAAGGCAAGAAAAGAGATCGGTTCTCGTATGACTTCAAAGCAGTGGGCGTCACTTCCTGCTGCCATACGGGACCGATCTTTTTTTGCGTCAAGGGTAGCGTCAGCAAGATTCCTATCCTCTGCCAAAAAGATGCTTGAGGACTTTATGCTGGGGACAAAAGAAGAAGTCATTTCACCAGATGGCGTAAAATCAATTGCTTTTAAAACTGGAGGCAGAGCAGACTTTGTTAAAAAGATGCAGGATTTTTCTATCGCTGAAGGAATGGGTGATCCATTGCCTGAAGGGGTTCGAAGGGGTGATCGTGGAGTCATACCAGAGACAAGGGACATTTCATCTAATCGCAGACTAAAGCTTGTTTACGATACGAATATCAGATCCTCATATGGATATGGTAACTTTGAAGCGTCTGTTGATCCTGCAATTACAAATGTTTATCCAGCTTGGAGATTTATTCGAACAGGTGTAGTCAAGGAACCTCGACCATTGCACAAGCGATTTGAAGGTGCAGTGCGAAGAAAAGATGACACGAAGTTCTGGCTTGAAATGAACAAAAAGGAAATTGGTGGGCTTGGTGTTCCCCATGGTCCTTGGGGTTTCAACAGTCAAATGGATGTGCAGGAGGTTGGAAGGCGTGAGGCCGAATCTCTTGGGTTAATAAAGAAAAATCAAAAGATCCGTTCACCTAAATCAGCGTTTAATAAAAAACTGAGTGTGTCTGAAAAGAGAATGGATTCAGGTATTTTCAAGAAACTTAAAAAAGCAATGAGTGCAAAAATGAAACTCAGTGCTGGCAAATTATTATGGGCGAGAAAATAAAGATACATTGTTCACACACTGAGCTGAGAGATCCAACCTCATTGGTTGAGCATCCCAGAAACTACAATACACATCCAGCAGAGCAGATCCGTTTGCTTGCAAAAATCATCAAGCATCAAGGATGGAGGAACCCGATCACAGTTTCAAAGAGATCTGGGTTTGTCGTAAAAGGTCATGGGCGTCTTGCTGCTGCTATGCTTTTGAAGACAGAAAAAGTTCCTGTCGATGTTCAAGATTACAAAGACGAAGCATCTGAAGTTGCTGATATGATCGCTGACAATCGCATTGCTGAACTTGCCGAAGCTGATCAAGACGCTTTAAAGGATTTGCTGGTTGATGATTTATTTGAGAATTTTGATTTGGAATTAACTGGATATGACGATTCACTTTTAAGTGAAAACAATTTAAAAGAAGAGCAAGATTTGTCAGAAAAAATATTAGAAACTTGGAAAATTGAAATTGATTGTAAAGACGAAAATGAAGCTCAAAGCATTTTTGAAAAGTTAAATTTGGAAGGTTTAATATGCAGAATTTTGACATTGTAAAAACCACGAAGACAAAAAAAACTTTTCGTAATGAATATGTAATTGGCAAATTTGATATTCAATCAGATTCAGTGGTAGAACGATTTAATGGCAAAATTGATTTTGGAAATGATTGGAAAATAGGTTTAATTGTTGGATCAAGTGGTTCAGGCAAAAGCACAATTGCTAGAGAATTATTCTCAAACTATATTGTAAAACCTGATTTTGGTGTTGAGTCTGTTTTTCAAGAAATGCCTAAACATTCAACTTGCGAGCAAATTTCAAGAGCATTCACATCATGTGGGTTTAGTTCTCCTCCTTCATGGCTAAAACCTTATTCCGTTCTTTCAAACGGGGAAAAGATGCGAGTGGAATTGGCTTACTGCATATTGTCAAAACAAAAAAACATTCTTTTTGATGAGTTTACAAGCGTTGTGGATCGGACGATCGCTAAAACCACCAGCGTTGCAATAAACAAGGCAATTAATAGAACACAAAAAAGATTTATTGCTGTAAGTTGTCATGATGATATTCAGGAATGGTTGGAACCCGATTGGGTTTTTAGAACCGATAGCATGACTCAAATTGTAAAAAAAAAAACGTCCTCAATTCAGATGCAAGATTTTCAAATACCCACAAAAACAACTTTGGAACGTTTTTAAACGATTTCACTATTTAGATTCAAATCACAACAATTCGGCACATTGTTATGTTTTAACAGTGGAAAACAAATTGGCTGCGTGGTTAAGTGTTTTACATATGCCTCACCCAAAGTCCAAAAACATTAAAAAAGTTCATAGATTGGTTGTTCTTCCAGATTTTCAGGGTTTGGGTATTGGTTCGTATTTTACAAATTACATTGCAAATCATTATCTTAACAAAAATTTTAGATTTACAATAACAACAACAAACCCATCTTTGATTCACTCATTTAAAAAAAACAAAAAATGGAAATGCACTAATTTTGGCAGATATTCCAAACATGAGGGAAGTCTAAAAAGGAAAGTTGGAAATATAGGAGGACAAAACGTTTCCAGATTAAAAGTTTCTTTTGAATATAAAAAATGAGAACACCAAAAACTGATAGCAAAAGAGCAGTTGCTAAAAAAACTAGAAAGGCTGGAAAACCTTACAAACCATTGCCAGTTGAAATGGCAGCGGGATTCGGTCAACTAGGATTAACTCAAGCAGACATTGCTGGCATTCTTAAGATTTCAGTGAAGACAGTGAATCGTGAATTTGTGAAACCTGATTCTGAATTCGCTTCTGAGTATCGCAAAGGGAAGGCAAAGACTTCTCAAAGCTTACGCATGAAACTACTTCAAAGGGCAATCAAGGAAGATCGTGATTCACTTCTTCAATTCGCTTTAAAGAACTTTTGTGGAATGAAGGAGCAGGTCGAAGTTGAAAACTCAGGAGAGGTAACGGTCAATATTACCATGGGAGGAAAAGAAATCGAAATTCCCAAGTGGCTTGAAAATTGAATAAGGACATTAACATCCCTGAACCGCATTCTGGTCAGGCTAAAATCCTCAACCATGCAAAGCGTTTCAATGTTCTTCAGTGCGGAAGACGTTTCGGTAAAACTACGCTAGGGCTCCACATTGCTTTATTTTCAGGAATTGCTGGCAAGACATACGGTTGGTTTTCGCCAACCTACAAGCTCATGTCAGAGCAATGGACTGAGATCACACGCCAACTTGCTCCGATCGTTTCAAAGACAGACAAGCACACCCGAGAGGTGCATTTAATCAATGGAGGAAGAATTGATTTTTGGTCCCTTGAAAAACCAGACGCTGGTCGAGGTCGTAAATACCATGGAGTAATCATTGATGAAGCTTCCGTTGTCAGGGATTTAAAAACCAAATGGGAACAAGATATTCGTCCCACTCTCACCGATTACAAAGGTAAGGCATGGATCTTGGGAACTCCAAAGGGTCACAATTACTTTCATCAGATGTTCCTGCGAGGGCAGAAATTAAATGATGATTGGATAAGCTGGAGACTAGGCACCAAGGACAATCCCACAATACCCGATCTTGAAGCAGAACTTCTCGATGCACAAAAGGAACTCCCCGAAGCAATTTTTAATCAGGAATATCTGGGGGTTCCTGCTGATGATGGTGGTAATCCTTTCGGAGTGGATGCGATCAGGCATTGCTTTATTGATCAAAGCTTCCACCAGACTGCTTGGTTTGGGTGGGATCTGGCAAAATCTCATGACTGGACTTGGGGAGTCGGACTTGATGATTACGGTTGCCAGACTAAAAACATTCGATTTCAAAAACCATGGGCAGAGACAAAAGAAAACATTATCAAGGAAACAGATTATGTTCCTGCACTGGTTGATAGCACGGGGGTTGGTGATCCAATAGTCGAAGATTTAATTGCTGAGGGTAACAATTTTGAAGGTTTTAAATTCTCAAGCACAAGCAAACAATCCTTGATGATGGGGCTTCGGGCTGCTATCCAGCAAAACAGAGTCAAGTTTTTTGATGTGTCTTTAAAATCTGAGCTTGAAAGCTTCAGTTATCAATACATGGCTGGAGGTGGTGTGAAATACTCAGCACCAGAAGGGATGCATGACGATGGGGTCATGGCGTTGGCATTAGCGGTGGAAAGAATGCGAAGGGGAAACACTGATGGTATTATTCGGTCCACTAAAGGGTTTAAATTAGGCACAGCAAAAGCAGCAGCACATCACGGAATAGGTTTTTAATATGGCAGACGCACCAAAAAAAGCAGTCAGAAAGAGAGCATCAAAAAAGGCAGATGTATCTGAGCGGATAATCATGCCAAGCTTCAATGAGAAGTTTCACCCATTTTTAAATGAGAAGCTCGATCCTGCACAAGTGCGTGGATTGCTTCAGTCTGCATTTACGGGTGATCCGCAAAGTTTAAATGATCTCTATTCCATCATGGAGGATACTTGGCCCCGTTTGGCTAAGAATCTACATGAGATCAAAAAAGCAGCAGCAAGAGCGCAATACATTGTGCAGCCTTTTGCAAAGCAGGGGGAAGAACCAAGTCAATCAGCACAAGATAAGGCTGAGTTTACAAGATACATAATCGACAACATGCGTCCTGTTCCCAAACGGAACGAGAATGGATTTGAAGATATGATTTACGATCTTTGCGATGCTGTTGGCAAAGGAATTTCGGTTCAGGAAATTATGTGGGATGTTCAAGATGGGAAGATATGCCCAAAATCCTCATATTGGGTCCATCCAAAATATTGGGGTTACGACTCATCTGGAACTGAAATCATGCTGCGTAATATTGGCACTGGTGGAGGTGGTGCTGGTGGTTACGTCGAAATGCCAGATGATAAGTTCATAGTTGGTAGATATAAAACCAGATCAGGTAATCCGTTAACGTATGGCTTCAGCAGAGTGCTTGCTTTCTGGTGGTCTGGAATGATCTTTGGGCGTCAATGGTTAATGCGTTATGCTCAGATTTTTGGGATTCCATTGCGTGTAGCTAAGTATGGAAAAAACCTTTCAGACAATGATCGAACAAGTCTGGAAGCATGGCTTCGTGATCTGGCTGCTGCTGGATATGCAATGATCCCTGAAGGATCAGAAATCCAACTTCTTGAAGCAAGCAAAGGTGGAACTGATAACCCTCAGAATCACCTGATTGATGTTGCTGATCGTGTCTGTGATATTCTAATTCTTGGTCAAACCCTAACCACAGATGTTGCGGATTCAGGATCAAGAGCATTGGGTGATGTTCATGCAGGGGTGCGATTGGATAACTTACAGGATGCTTGTGATTGGGCTGCTCAGAATGTAAATGATCAGGTCATTCGCAAAGCAATTCTTTTCAATTATGGCAATACTGACGAAATGCCATATCTGGAAACTAAGTTTGAATCTGCTGAAGATCCCGTTCAGATGGCAACAAGGGATCAGATACTTGTAAGCATGGGGATGGAATTGCCTCAAGATCAGATTTACGAAAGACACAAGATCCGTATACCTGAAGCAGGGGAAGCAGTAATTAAGCAGTCAGCGCCAGAACCTTCATTCTTTGGCAAAGATACAATTCAAGCCAAGGAACCCAAAGCTGATTTAAATGATCCTTTTCGACTTCCCAAAGGTGACAAAAAAAAGTTCGGGGTCTATGTAAAAAATGACAAAGGCAATACCGTGCTTGTGAAGTTTGGAGATCCAAACATGGAGATCAAACGCGATGACGATCAAAACCGTAAGAACTTCCGAAGCAGACACAATTGCGATGATGCTGGTCCAAAGTGGAAACCACGATACTGGTCTTGCAAAATGTGGGAAAAAGGCAAGACAGTTCAGGATGTTCTTGATGCTTCAGAGTGGACAGGATTGATTGAAGACGAGCCTGATAATTGCGGTTGTGGTAGTGATTCATTGATTCAGGCCAAGGGAATCCCTTCTCAAAATGATCGGCTAACAGAAGCAGTGATGGAGGATCTGACAGGCGTATCTGCTGAGTGGCTTGCTCCAGCTAAACCAGCATTTGCAAAGGTTATGTCACTTGCAATGAATGATGCTGTATCTGACGAAAAAGTCATTGAGGCAATCGGCGAGCTTGCTGATGCCATGCCTGAATTATTCGAATCATTGAATCAGGATGCGTTGCAAGAGTCCTTGGAATCTGCAATGGGTGCTGCTGCTGCTAATGGTGCATTTGATCGACTTCAATCATACACGGAGGAATTTCCTGATGGTGAAAGTAGAAGTAAAAATCCCGAAGATTCTTGATCAGCTTGCTGATTCTCAAACCTATCTTGAAGCTACAAAGTTAGGTGCATTTGAGGTTTCAAATTATTTAAGAACTGAGCATTTTCCTGAGAAAAATGCAAATGAACCTAATAAACTAGGTGCAAAAAGAACTAATTTTTGGGCTGACGTTGGCAGGTCAGTTCTTCAACCATTTGTCAAAGGATTTAGTGTCATTGTAAGGATCAATGATTTTCGTTTCGCTCAAAAACTCTATGGGGGAGTAATAAAGGCAAAGAGAGTAAAATTCTTGACCATTCCAATATCAAAGCAAGCATACGACAAACGTGTGTCAGTCTTTGAGCGAGAAACAGGAAAAAGGCTTTTTAGAATCAAAAGCAAAAAAGGTAATATTTTATTAGTAGAAAACCTTGACGGACAAATCAAACCCCACTATTTGCTGAAACAGAGTGTGGATCAAAAGCCCAATAAAAATGCTTTGCCAAGTGATGAAAAAATCGCAGAGGAATTTAATAAGGGAGTGACCGAATATATTGAAACACCCACAAACCTAGAATGATTACTTTTGCAAAAATCAATGCCAGTTATGGAAACGAGATTCATGTCGAAGGCAGTGTTCCAGCAGATATACAGTGGATGCCTTCAGGTGAGCATACAATAAATGCCTCCAAAGATGGCAAGCCTACAAAGTTAACTGTCACAGTTACGGAAGACATTATTGATTCTCTGAATAAATCACTTGAGGAAATAAAAGCTCAAGGATTTGACACTTACATCGATTTCAATCACTCCGATGAAAATGCATCAGGTTGGGTGCAAGGTTTCTTTTGGGGTGGTGATGATCCTGACCATGGAGGCATACGAGCAAAAGTTAAATGGTCTGCCGAAGGTGCTGAAGCCTTAAAAGGTGGAAGCTACAAACGGTTTTCTCCCACTTTTCTTACCGATGCAAAAGGAAAGGTAATCGGCACAACTCCAAACGCAGGTGGATTGGTTAACCGTCCTGCATTCAGAGAAATCGCAGCAGTCATGGCTGCTAAAGATATTTCAACTACAGATTTACGATTCGTTTCGGCCTCACAATTGCCACCCGAATCCAACGCAAAAACAAAGGAACCCACAATGTCGGAAGACGAAAAAGATAAAATGGAAAAGCTTGAGGCTGAAAATAAAGAATTGCGTGAAGCAATGGATGAGCTGAAAGCCAAATACAAAGCTACTGAAGAAGAATCTGAAAAGATTAAACAGGATGCAAAAGATCGATCAATCAATGATTTGGTCAATGCTGCTGTTACTTCTGGAAAACTGAATGCCAAGGATGAGAAAGCTATCGAGTCATTGAAGGCAATCGCTGCCAGTGACATGGAGAATGCAAAAACATTCATTGAGTCAATGCCTTCACAGGTTAATGCAAAAGTTGCAGAACTTACTGGCAGAATCACCCCTAACAATCCTGATCAGATCACTGCAAAGAATCCAAAAGATTTAATGTTTGCTGCTGTTTCTGAAATCAGGGCAAAGAATCCAGCACTTTCTGGAGAGGACGCCTTTCGTCTTGCCCGTGAAAGTCAACCTGACGTTTTCAAAGCTTAATCAAAGGAATTTAAATGCAATACGGAATTAGTAAACAACAGTTACTCGTTACCCTTGAGGCCAACGAAGATCAAACCGACAAAGAGGGTTATGCCGTGAAGTTTTCTTCAGGCAAAGCAGCCCTTCAAACTTCACAGACTGCAGTTGATACAATCGGAGTAATCACTGACGGTGCAGCAGCAGGTAGCAAGTCAAGCGTTGCAGTTGCAGGGATTGATGCAGTCATTTATGTCAAGCTTCATAGCACGGCAGGAACTGTAAACGCTGGAACTTTCCTCGGCACACATACTGATGGCACTTGGAAAGCTACCGCTTCGGCTAAAAACTTTGCAGCACAAGCTTTGGAATCAGGCAGCAATAGTGCCATGATTAAAGCACGTCTTCTCGACGTTTCTGGTGTGACTGCTTAATCATAAAACAAAGGAAAAATAATGAGTGCAATAAGCAGCGCATCAGGAAACCCATTACTAACGTCATACGCTCAAGCGATCATTCCAGATCTTGAGTCTTCACAGGCAAATTTTATTGCCCCACAGGTTGTGGCACCCTCCGCAAGGAGTCGCTACAAGATCTACAATGAAGTCAACTCATGGCAGACTTACGAAACCCAAAGAGCAATCGGTGGACCTGCAACAAGGATTCCATGGCTTGCCTCTGACGGTCAGTTAAACCTTGAGCCTCATGCTTTGGAAAATCCCATTGATGATTTCGAGCGTGAAGACACTGCCGATCTCGTAGGATTGCAACAGAGCAAAGTTCGTTCTTTGCTTTCATCCGCAACCTTGAGCAATGAGAAGGATCTATTCACCTACATCAAAGCAAATGTATCTGCTGAAGGTGGCAAGGGAACTTGGAATGCAAGTACTGATCCTATCGAGCAGCTCGACGAGCAGTTGGTAGCATTGGAAACTGCATTGGGTCGCAGACCTAACCGCATTCTGATGGGAACTCTTGCTTGGCAGATCATGCGTGACAACGCTAAGACTCAGGCTCGATTCAAGTCTGGTTTTGCCAGCATCACCCGTGACATGGTTAGCAATGTTCTGATCTTCCCTTGTGAAATTCAGATCGGTGGATTGATCTACAATGCAGCACAACCACAAGCTACAAAGAATAAAGCACGGAATGTCGGATCTGACGTTTTCTTGTTTTATGCCGATCAAAACCCAACGATGGAAGATCCATCATTCGCCAAGACCTTTACAACTGGTCGGGGTGGAATCACATCCGTGAGAACTTACCGTGAAGAAGGTTCACGATCCGATATTGTCGCAGTGGACTGGAACAGACAATTCGCGATCACAAACTCTGAAGGCGTCAAGCGTCTCACAGTTACCTCCAGCTAAGTCCACTAATCGCCAACCATGCGTGGGGTGCAGTTAGTTCTGCACCCCATGCTTACAAAATTTTAAAACAGTTATGCCAAGCAGAGATTTTCCAGCCCCACTTATTCAAGCGGAAGACACCGATTTTGATGTGCTTTCCAAAATCAATTTAAGCAATGGACCTTACCGTCCAAAAGTCCTTACATCAGGCACAAGCTATACGGGGCTGAATTTGCTAGGCGTTTATTTTTATGGTGACGCGACCGTAGCAAGTGCAACGGCAACTGGAGTTGAAGGTAACCTTGCAGGAACTTATCCAGCAGGGTCTTTCTTACCTTACAACATCACTGCAATCCAAGTCACATCAACTGGACCGATTCACGGTCTGCTTGCATCAGCAACATGAGTCTTTTCGGGTTAGGTTTTGCAATCATTGACATTCTGCGACAAGCAGGATCAGAGGCTATTAGTCAGGAAGGCACTTACAACCCAATTGAAACACAAATCAGCGAACAATTAATAATCACTGATGACGGCACGGTGATTCATGCCTTCAGCGAAGATTAACCATTTTTAAAAGATGCCAACTTACATAAGAGTCAAGGATTTACCAAACAGTGCAAGCAGCCTTAACGCTGATGATTACATCATGCTTTCAGGCTCAATTGCTGGAGCCAGAAAAATAGAAAAAGCAGATTTCTTGGCGACTGTAGCTGATGAATTTAATGCTGCTCCAAGCACGTATAAACTTGCGACATTAGATGCTGCGAACAAGGTAAACATCAGCCAACTTCCTGCATCAGCTTTTAGTTATCAAGGGACATGGGCTGCTTCGACTAATACGCCAACTCTCGCCAACGGATCAGGAACAGCAGGATATACCTATTACGCATCTGATGCAGGTTCCGTAAACTTCGGAGCAGGAGCAATTAGTTTCACTGCTGGTGATGCCGTAGTTTATGATGGATCGATATGGCAAAAAGTCCCTGATGTTGCAAACATTCTTGACGGAAAAGGCACGGTTGATGAAGGGAAAACCACGCTTCAGATTCCAAACGTAGGCACCGCAGCGAACGAGGTTCCAGTCAACGGCATGCTGAATTCTGGTGCTTGGCTTGATTTTGACGCTTTCTATGAGACTGGCACTTGGACTCCCTCGGTAAGCTTTGGAGGAGGCTCGACGGGGATAGCATACGGGGCAAATACTTTTGGGTATTACACAAAAATTGGAAACACGGTCAGCTATAGTGGTTATTTAACACTGACCAGTAAAGGATTGGACAGTGGTTACGTCTACTTGCATGTCCCGTTCGCAGCAGCCTCGGCCCCAGACTCTCACCAGTCTGGACTGACTTTCGGAATCACTTCGGGCATGGCCTCGCTGACCAGTCCGATTAGCGGAGTTTATTTGCAAAACGATTCAAAAATTCTTCTGTACAATAGCGGGGCGACTGGCACTAACGCATTGTCTGAAGCTAACCTAACCGATGCGAGTGAACTTCGCTTCTCCGGCACTTACCAAATCGCATAAAATTATGTCTTATTCAGATTCATTTCCCACTCAACGCCCCAGCTTAAACCTAGTGTTCAACGGGGGCAGTGACCAACTCGACTCGCGCATATCGTTTTCTCGTGCAGATTCAACGCCATCAGCCGTGCATTATTGGAGCAATGAGAAACATTTGTCCTCAGAAAACTTGGTTCCCTACAGCAATCTCAGCTCTGGTTTTTCGTTCGGGCGAACCACGCTTGCCTCAACAAATAATTCTGCACCAGACGGTGGCAGCGATGCGGCTTCAATTCTGGAGACAGCAGTTAGTGGTTCGCACGAAGTCTATGACACGTTTGCTTCTGTCAGCGGACAGCAATACAGTTTTGTTTTTTACCTAAAAGCCAATGGCAGAACGAAAGTCATTTTCAAACCTCAAGCGACATCCGTTATTGCTAATGTCACTTTTGACTTAACCGCAGTGACTAGCGCAGTTACATCTGGCAGCGCAGACAGCCACAGCATCACCGCAATCGGCTCAACGTCTGGCTGGTATAAATGTGCCGTCACAGTAACAGCAACGGCCACTGGAACTGGTTACACTCAGTTCAACTTGGTGGACAGCACTGGTGCATCTACCTACACCGGTGATGTTACTAAAGGCGTTTATGCGTGGGGAGCTTCTGTGTCTTCAACGGGGCAGACAGTAGTCAATCAGACGAGCGGCAGCATACACCGAGAATATTCCTCTACTCTCAAATCGGTCACCACGTCTGGACAACCAAGATTTGAATATGACCCCGCTGCTGATGGTCAGTCAGTTGCTAAAGGACTTTTGGTGGAAGCGCAAGCCACGAATCTCCAGAGATACGGTTCAGCGTTTGCGAGTTGGTCAACTCGCGTTGGTACTAGCTACACATCAAACGCGGCTATTGCACCAAACGGCCTTTTAGGAGCGACACTGATGACAGCAACGTCAACGAGCACATACCACTATGTAAACGATACCACTATTAGCGTGGCCAACGGGACAACTTACACGGCCAGCTTATACGCTAAAGACGCTGGTCAGCGTTATCTGCAACTCTTCGGGGCTGGCTCAACATTTGGGCTTAGTCAATACGCAACATTTGACTTGCAAACTGGAAGCGTTGACGCCAACGGGGTTACCGCATCCGCTGAAAGCGTTGGCAACGGTTGGTGGCGAATACAAGCAACGTTGACAGCAACGTCATCGGGCAGCTCGAGAATCAGTATAGCACTAATGCCAAGTGCAACTGCTGCACGAAATCAAAGTTGGACAGCGAACAATTACAGTGGCGCGCTTTTATTCGGGTTTCAATTTGAAACGGGTTCCAGTGCGTCATCGTTGGTGGACACGGGTTCGCTAAATTCAACACTCACCAGAGCAGCTGACTCTTGCTCACTTGTTTCTGAACAGTTATTTGACAACGGTGGCGGCACACTTTACGCCGAGGCGTCACGAAACGGTCTGGACACCTACAATGGAATTGCATCAGTCGATGACGGGTCGGGGTCTAATATCGTGCAGATTTTCGGCAACTCCAATAATTTCCGAGCCGAAATTGGAAGTGGAGGGAGTACCGTAGCCAACATGACAGCTTCGGGACATTCGGCTGGTGCTTATTATCAGCATTGTGTTGCGTTCAGTCCTAGCGAGGCAAAATATTATGTGGACGGCAGCCAAAAAGGCAGCACAGACACTGACCTCAATATTCCGTCGATTTCGCAAATGCATCTAGGGATGCTCAATGCCGCGACCAACGGCAACTTGAACGGGCACATTAAGCGAGTCGCACTTTACAATGTCGCCCTCTCTGACACTGAGCTGCAAGCACTCACCTCCTAAAATCAACTGACTACGAATCAAATGACATTTACAGACTACTACCTAAAATTCGCGGACGCAGCTGAAGCTGACAGCGTCCTGTATACCGAGGTGCCAGTAGAGTGGGATCGGACTGATCCA